AGTGCTAAACGACAAGCTATTCCTGCAACTAAAGCATCATAAAAGCGTTGAGGAACTTCAACATTTTGAAACATTTGAGTAATATCTTGGGCATAACGATAATTGCTATACAAAATATTGCTGTAATTGATATTACCTGGTCCCGGAACCGGCCATAAAGCTATGGTTGGATTAACAGTTTGATTAAAATAATATCCTGATGGAAATCCAGTATTCATCTTAGTAGCAATCGATATCCATTCAGAACGTGATAAGGCGGTTAAAAGCCTATCTCCTGATCCAACATTGGTAGGTTGCGTAAAATATATTTGCTGGAGTGCTAACGTGGCACCCCCTGTTTCTCTAATTCTCCATACTCTTGCATTTAAAGCATTTTCAATGACAAACCACTTAATTTGATTAGCAAAGTAAGTTTGAGAAGGAGCGGTATATATAGAAAACCAGTTAACATTATCGAAGGAATATTCCACCACTAAGCTATAAGTTGCTTGAGCTAGAGGCGTAATACCTACGTAAAGAATAGAATTGCTATTACCTAATCCATAATCATAAGAGATATTGCCATTAGAAGCTGTTTGCGTGCATCCAGCAGTAGCATTAGGATCAAAGCAATTTTGAGCGCTTCCCCCATTAGAAGAATATGCTGTTCCCCCTGTATTTAAACGTGTAGGTGAAGATGCAACCACTTCTAGTACCCGAACGGTATTAACAGGTAACTGATAAATCGGCTGATTTGGATAAAGGGTAAACATTTCCCTTTGGATTAACCAAAGGTTTAATCCTCGTCCTGGCCACGATGACAATTCTAAATTACCTGACATGATTGCAGATTCGACATTTAAAGGAGTTTGATCATTCCCTATAATGCCAATGCGCTCATAAGCTTCTCTAAACAGATCATCGAGCTGGGTGTTACTTCCAAATAAGTAAGTGTTGCTCGTTGTAGCCATTTAAATCCCTTACCTAATTCTACGAGGTAATCCTTCACGTGTATTAGCTTTTGTAGCCCCTAAAAGCTTCATTTGAGGTTCAGTAGCCTGATGACCATGTAGCTTTTCATACATAGCTTTCATACTTCCACCACGTGCCCGATAACGACGTGGCTCACCCTCTTGGACACTTCTCTTGGTTGCTCCAAGTGCCTTTAGCTGAGGTTCTTTTTCTAAAGGACTATGAAGCTTCTTGACCATGGATGTAGCGGAAACATTTCCACCCCGATTACGACGAGGAGGCTGTCCACCTTCAGCTAGACCGAATAGATGACCCACCCCACCCATTACACCGCCAAAACCTTTTTTAAAGCCATCCCAGAAATCTCCACCAGTACTTCTATGAGTACGAGGAGATGCTCTGCCACCTCTTTTCTTAGGTACTGGCTCACCACCTTCTTTTAAGTGTTCAATACCACCATTAGCGCCCCACTTAGTGTCACTCATAAATGGAGGAGGGCGATTGCCCATAGGATTAGCCTTTGAAAGAGCAGCCAAATTTATCTTAGGATGCATCATACCCATGCCACCGAAACCACCACCGAAATGATGTTCACGCTTAGCTGAACCACCACGCTTTTTTGGCTCACCACCTTCTTTGTACATCACATTAGGATTACGACGACCAGAAGGTCCCATTGGAGGTTGACCACCTTCTTTTAATCCAAATAAATTACCTAGACCTTGAACAGCCATTGGGGCTAATGCACTTGCCAAACTGCCCCAGAAGTGATGCTCACGGCCTTTAGCGTGCCCACCTGCTTTATGTCCAACTCTATTGAGTTTTTCATTACGACTTTGAGCTTCAGCTAATTCTTTCATGCCAATATCTCTATTAGATATATGCCCACCCGTTGCATACCGGCGCGCATCAGCCGCACCTTTTGCTATTTCACGAGCAGGGTTAGGACCAGGACTACGACCCATAGCACGACCTTTTGCCATAGCACTTGCATTAACACCAGATTTAACGGCCTGAGCACGTCCACGAGATAAACTTTCTGAAGGCATTGAAGAACGCTTACCAGACATTTCGCCCTTAGGTTTCATATCAGATGACGCAGAACCACCAGTAAATCTACATTCTCTTAAGAATTTTTCCATACTCATGATCGTAATCCTTGTTGTAAGACGGTGAAGTATAAAGAATCCGCAACAGTTCCTGACATGGTTGCCCATACAATACTTACAGGACTAAGCGTATTTCCAATTTGATTAGCCGTTGCACCTGTTAAAGCAACTGAAACAGCAAAGGCGGGGATAGGCTGAAAATTATCTAAATTCCCAAAAGCACTATTAACAGTTTGGGGCTTTGAAAGAGATTGATAGACCGTAGCCGTTAAGGCTGTACGTGCAACAAACTGCAACTGAACTGATGCTTGAAACATGGTGCGGTTATAATCTAAAAACACATAATCGGTTACACCAGTCGCCCCAAATCCTGCACTGTAATTAGCACCAGCAGCCGCTGCGACAATGGAATCCACTTCCACATACACATTAACTGAAGTAGCGCCACCGGCTACCACTTCTGAGATTAATGCGTAAACTTGTGTAGGATTTCCATTAGCATCAACAGGGGAACCAATACCTGTAATGGTAAAGTTACCTGCACCTGTAATCGTTACAGTTCTAGCAACTCTATCAAAACGATAGGGACCATTAGGCAGGTTAGGCACATTAGCATTTAAAGCTAATGGCCCAGCTGCTGCCAATGTCTGAACGGGGGCAACGGCAGCCGTATTACCAGTCACAGGTAACCAAGGAATGACAATAGGAATGCTCATTGCTTACCCCTTAAGATGGTTGGCCAGTATAGAATTGAGGCACACCGTAAAAATTAGCGAGCGCAAGCGGTTGAACAGTGCCAGGCGCTGCGGTTACTGTATTGTATTGCGGCCAATTCATAGCGGCTTGTTGGTTAATAGCGGTATTGGCACCTCGAACGTAATAGGTAAACACCAAACTCTTACTACCATCGGCAGCTGATGAAGGTGCATACACACCTCTTACATCTCGAGTCGTAGCCGTTGAAGCTGTTGTTAAACCTAAAGCGGGGCTAAATGCTGAAGCTGCCACATTAGTTAAGGGCGATCCTAAAGCAGGAACCGTTAGCTCACTTTGACCACCCCATGAAACACCTAATGCCATACCAAAATCATTCATACGATATGGCAATCCAAAGATATTAGATGCTCCTAAAGAAATAGTTGCACCCGCTCCTAAAGCTTGATTAATATAAACGCTTGTTACACCAAAGAATGCTTGTACGGCGGCAGGAGCAGTGATAAGACCACCTGATATGGTAGGATATGTACCAATTGCCGACACAATATATGTATATTGCATTGGCATATAATAATAATCATAACCAAATATAGTTACACGTGTTCCGACCGTTGCAATAGCTCCACTGATTGTCACCGATACGACCCGTGGCCAATCAAACTGTAATCCAGCAGTTCCATCAGGATTAGTGATGGCTGTGGTTACATATTCATCTGCTACAAGTGCAAGGTTACCAGCGCCTGTAATAGAAGCTGCAGGTGTTGCAGCAACGACGTTAGTCGTTACCGAAAAACCAACAGGATTAGGCTGTAAAGGCGTAATATCATAGGTCTGGATTGGACTATAAAGCATTCCAGGTCCATATGTATTATGGGTGGTAGAATATATTTGCCCTGTTACGGATAGAAGTCTTCCATTGTCATCAGTTTGACCAGGAATGCCGCTGATACGATCAGGGTAATACGGACCACTTCTTAGTCCATCCGCAACATAAGTGCCTAAAGGTAGATTAGTATTAGTAGTAAACATAATTTTTCTCCCTAAAGGTAATTACGCGCCCCTTGCGCCAAATACAGCTCTCCAGTTTGAACAACCAAAGGAATAACGTTCAATTGCTCGAACAGTTACGTTGTCTGTATTGATATCTGTAATGAAATCAGTATCTAATTCTTCACGGAGGTAATATTTAAAGCCATTTGCTTCATCAGTTAAAATAAACCAATAATTTGGATTCGTAATAAACTGGTTAACAATGTAACCGCCAGGCATATACTTATCATGCACAATTGCACTGATATCATTATTTGCTGTACCGGTTCTAAATTGAGATTTGAAAACCCTTGCAGCATCAAATGCACGTGCTTGTGGCACTAATGCTTTGATTGAATTCAAATTGATCTTGATACCAGCATAGTTAGACCATGATTTGATTAATGTAATGGCATCTTCAATTGCAGCTTCATTAAACTGAACACCATTCGTAAAGGTGTTAGCTAATGTACCTGTTTTAATTTGATGGGTTGTAGAACAAAGAGGATAACCATCACTTACTGTTGAAGCAGCATTAAACGCATTATTGAATATATAAGCGCCATTAACATTCTTCAAAGTATCCAATGAATTGCGTAATTGCATTGCTTGTTGAGGGAAATCAGATTTGTACTTGTTGTCCATAATTGCAGGACGTGTAATTTGGAATGAAATGCCATAGTATTGGTGAACATAAGCAGTTTCATATGCTTGCCCCATACTACCCGATGCAACTGGTCCACCTTCTAGCTTAATTTGACCAAGCGGCAAGCCTTCCATTTCCATTTCGTATTGGACCGCTTTGTCTCCGTGATATTGCTTGTAAATATTTTTCCATAACGCTGGATGGACATCATAATCAAAAAATACTACATCCAACATCGGCTGCAGTAATGATTTGATATTACTCCTATTAATAATAGCCATAATTTAATCTCCCTATAATACTACGCTGGTGTTGTGCCAACTGGACGTGATGCAAATGAATGATTTTGAATCAACACTTCTACGTTATTGAATGGAATTGCTGGACCACCAGCTATTGGTACGTTTCCTGGAACCGGAACAAATCGCTGTACTCTAAGATTGTAACCGATCAGCCCTGGATTAACCGAAGAGGAGTTCAATACCAGACTAGATGTACCGCTGTTGAAATCACCGGTAGGACTAGTAACGCTTCCCGATACATAGGTATAAGAAACACCATAGGTACTACCTTGAGCATTAAAGGCAAGACCTGCCCCATTTGTTTGGATATTAAAGACAACCGACGGATCATCAATAACAAATCCAGTTGCATCTTGACCATTTGATGTAACGGTTCCTGCGGGCCAATATTGACCACCTGGACTCGCAAAATCTATGCTGTTAGCAGGAGACCCCACAAAGGAACATCCATTAAAAACACCAACGGCTTGAGCGGTTGGGTAGTTAGCTGCCAACAGTTCAGAGAGATTATGAAGATAACCATCTCCACCTACGTAAACTAAATCTCCAACAAAAATATTATTTTCGTAACCTGATTTAATCGGATACGGATTTTGTTGTCCGTTCCATGGCGCACCGGTAATGGTCTTTATTGCTTCCAAACCCGACGCCTTATTTTGACCATAAGACATTATAATTCTCCTATACAAAGAAATTTTGTTTATTTGTTTTAAGAAAGTAGAGGGTTCGCAATATATAAAACGCGCTTCATAGCAATGACTTTCGGGATTGCCATGGAGGAAATATTTAAAAGACCAATACACGCAGCCGAACTGAAGTGTAAGAAAGTGCAATACAATTTCCGAAGTATGCAGCTTTAAACATAGATAGCTCTCGGTAGGGAAAACTATCTATACTTAATGCTTACATAAATTAAAAATAAAAAAAAGGGCATTTCTACGAGAAAAGATAGCCTACAAATCTACTCCATGTATCGCCTACAGGAGAACAATCCCAATATTTACCTGCCATAATCACAAACTCTGATTCAGTATCCTGGTATATTACTGGAGCACGAAGTGAATCACAGCAGACCATATCGCTGGCAAAACCACATACATATTCAGCCATGGCATTCATCCCATCGACTTTAAAGACCGCATTCTTTAGGTAATAAATGCCTTCTCCTAAAATATCCATACACTCAGAAGATAATTGAGGTGCATGAGTTATTGGATTTGTTGCAAGAGTTGTGATTCCCCATGTCAAAACAGAACACCCAATTAAAGCACTGGACCAAGCTATTGTATTGCCATGCTTCTTCCAAAACCCACATCTTACATTCGCGGTTATATCTGTTTCACTTCTATCTACAACTTGCACAGCAACGGAGGAATCTGAATGAAATTCTCTATAGCCTTCCATATGAATGGTAGAGATAGTTCGACTGACACTAATAGCAGGAGGAGAATCTTCGGAGATGACTTCAAGAGGAACGATAGCAGTAGCTCCCATTAAACCATTTAATAATACACACAGACTGATTATTTTAATCATTATGTTGTTCCAAGATAGAATATTATTCTTAAATCTTGGAACATATTTAAAATATTTTAAAGGGGTAGATAATGATAATTTTAGGTGAATTCTATCCTGTTAAGAAATTCACCTAATGAAAACTCTAGAATTTCACAGATTTGCAGTATTTTTTTAAAACTAGGAATCTTTTCATTGGATTCAAAACAGCGCACCAGTTTAGGACTACACTTTAATTTTTTAGCCAAATCTACTTGAGTCAGCTGTTGTTTTAAGCGTGCGCGTGCAATCTCATTGGCTAATTGACTAATAAGATAGTTTGATTCCATCATACCCGCTTTTGACGTTCATCTAAAAAAGGTCGAGGGAGACTAGGATTAGCTTGGCCTGCTCTATAAAGGTCAGACATATATTGCTGTCTTTGATTTTCACTATCATAAAAATCTTCTTCAGCATTATGAATTTCGATGGGTCTCTTCATCAAAGTTTGACCACCCTTTTGAATAAGCTGATTCGATACTTCTTCTCTTTTACCATCTCCAAAAGGAGACAATTCATATTGACGCATTAATTCAGGAGCAGCACTTGCAGGTAATGGTTGATAGCCTTTATCAATGGCATCGTAATAATTTTCCTTATGGTCACTACCACCACTTGAATATACTACCCATGATAGGACATACCCATCATCCTTAAACCTTTGTACTAACTGGGGCGGTAAATTAAATCGACTACCTAAACCAAATACAATAGGTGGCCGTTCGTCTTTTACTCTGCCTTCTTTAAAACCTCGAAGTTCCATACTTCTGGAAGCTCTTGGATTCTTAGACTCGATATTGATGTTTGATTCTTCTTCCATATCTTAATTCTCTTTCTTATCTGGTAGCAGACTTTTTCTTAATTTCTAAAAAGCGCTTCAATGCTAAATCGCCTCCTTGAATCCATTGGCCATCAGGGCCTTTGATCTGCAAATTACGCACAATCTCATATTCATCATTGTTTAGAGGAATACCACGACGAGTAGAATTATTAGCAATATATTGATCAGCCATAGAAGATCCACGACGACTAACGGGTGCTACTGCATGAGCACTTCTAGATGACTGTTGGGACGCAGGAGAATTCACACTATATCTTTCTGCCATTAAGTTATCTAAAGAATCAAAATATTCGGGCGTACCAATCATATTAGCATGACCATTATATCTTAATGTTTCATCTAATTCAGAGGCTAAGGAATCTAGTTCAGATCTTAAACGAGGTGAGTAATCTCTTGAATTAGGATTAGCCCAAGGATTGGTATCTAACCATTCTTCTGCTACTTCACTAATTTGATCTTCATAATCATCCTGGTAATTATCTTCACCACCTATATAAGGTGCAGGATAAATATTAGATTCCATAGGCCCTGGATCATAAGAAACATTTTCACGAGGAGCTAATTGATTTTTATAAAGCCCATAAGTAGCTTGTTCAGCAGTGACTTGCGCTAAAGCTTTAGATAAGGCGATTTCTTTCTCAACGTCGCCTTCTTCTTTTGCAGCCTTAAGCTCATTAATAATAGATGTTTCTCTAGTTTGAAGATTATTTTCGTAATAAGCGTTCTTATATTCTTTTTCATTCTCTAAAGCAGCACCTTGCTGAGATAATAAATATTCTTGCTGACGTGTCCGCTCAGCTAATTCTATTAATTGTTGATCTTTAATTCTATTTTCGTAAGTTAATCGATTAATCTGTTTTTTATAAGTATTGGTATGCCTTTTTCGTTCTCTTGGTTGAGACCTTACAGGTTCTTGTTCTAATTGCTCTTGTTCTGGCAGTTCTTGTTCATTAGTAAATAAACTCTGGGACGAATCCTTTTGAATATCTTCAACACCTTGCACCTCAGTTTTTGGATCCTGATTTTGAAACTGTTGTTTAAATTGTTCTAATTTATCATTGAATTCGCCCATGTTTTTTCCTTTTAACGAAGCTCTTTAATAACAGATTCAAGCTTAAGTATTGAGCTATAAACTCTTTCATCATTTAAGTAATAACAGAGTTCATCATAAATATATACATCTTCCTTCTCATAAGAAGAGAAATGCACCCAATCTCCAACTTGGCAATAAGGCTTCCCACCATAGTTTTGCAAAGGCTGATAACACCTAGGCCCCATCTTAAGTACTCGCCCTACATTATAAGTACGTTTTTCAAACTTCTTATATTCTTCGGTCAAGATAATGCCACCCTTAGTCTTATCAGGAATAACAATAGCTTTTAAAAGGATTCTATATCCTTGTAAATCAATTGCATCTGCTATCTGTTGTTCTAAAGGAGTTAATGCTTGATCATAGTTTTTAACAACTATAGCTATAGGGGGAATTTCTAATTGAGGATCCATCAATACTATCCCTCTTGTGAGGCATCAACAGGAGGAACCGGTGTAGGAAGAGTAACGTTATTGTTAGTATAAAAATCAGCTAAAATCTTATCCAAATTATCCATAATGCATGTTAATGCATAGCGAATACCACCAGCTCTTTTCGAATCTTCAATTGTTGCATACGCAGCATCTAAAAGCTGATTATTATAAACTTGCACATCTTTAGCGATTTGTTCTTTTAAAAAACTGCAAAATGATTTTGCGTCCATTCTTTTATTCTCCATGAAATGAAATTTAAATACAATGTAAGTATAAGAGTGGATAATCTATCCTGTAAAGGCTTCTTAAGCGTTGCAAATATCTATCATTTTATATATAAAGAATAGGAAGACAATGTTTCTTTCATTTTCGTTGTTTTCCTTTTATCTTTCCAAAATTAAATCTATCAATTCATTCCCTTCTGTAGAACCACAGAAGGGAATGTCTTATTCATCTAATCTTTATCCAATGTCTTAAGTGTTATCCAAATCCATCCACCTGTGCCGATGAATGCTGTTATCATTACAAAAAGACCAAAGTATGTCATTGCTTTATTTCTCTATGCCTTTTTCGGTCATCATGCCTTTTCTAACCTTACCAGATCCACCCATAGCGCGCTTTAGAGGTTGAGTATTGACTTGACCGCCTTCTTTCATACCGAATAACTTACCTAAACCTTGCACAGCCATAGGCGCCAAAGCACTTGCTAGCATTCCCCAGAAGTGATGATGACGTGGACTAGCACGACCACCTCTCTTATGTTCTTCAGCAGGCATCTTTCTAATACCATGACCTTCCATACCCATACGTGCCATACGACCACCAAAAGCCTTACCACCTTCTTTCATGGCAGTAGCTGGATTACCTGATGGAGGCATAGGATTAGGTTGCCGCATATTCGCAGTACCCATATTAGGTTGTTGCACGTTACCCATAGGATTAGGTTGTTGCATGCTCATAGTGCCTGCTAAATCTGTTGGTCCCCCATCAGCATGACGCCGACGGTGAGAAACATGCCCACCTCTTTTATATTTTGGCATCATGGGACCACCATTAGCTTTGGCTTCTCCACCTGCTGCATGATGACCACGCATGAGAATAGCTGCAGGATCTGAACTGGGACCACATCCCTGCATTAAATGACTGACATAGGCTGGTTGATGTTTTTTCATCTTAATTTCTCCTAGATGATATAAGTTTTACAATTAATGATAGCATTATTCTTTCTTACTAATAGGTTCATCGTATTAAACTCCCATAGGTTGTTGAGGTTGTAATTGATTATGCAATTCAGCATTCTCTTTTATAACTTGATCCCGTTCCTTTAGAGTATGTTCATTCTCTTCTTTTAGGAAATCCAATTGCAATTTCAATGAATCAGTCTCTTGTTTTAAAGCCTGGATTTGACTTTTCAGATTAAACTCTTGTTCCTTTAATGCATAATCCATCTCAAGTTTATGCATCTGAACTTCAACTTTCTTATGCTCTAACTGTACTTGTTCTTGAGCAATTTGATGTTTCATCTGTGCATCTTCAAGCATAACCTTAGCAGGATCCATAGGAGGTTCTGGAGGAGGACCAGCAGCTTCTGCTGCTTGTTGTGCTTCTTCAGTCTTAATATGAGCTACCGCCGTTGCTAATTGATTCTGTTGCTCTGGAGTAAGTTTTGAAGGATCTTCTGGAGGCGGCATATTCATTTTCGCATAGACATCAACCATATACTTATAAGCTTCATGTTGAGCTTTTAATGCTTGAGCTGCCGGTAAGTTAGGATTCTCTGCATTGGTTTGCATCCATGCATCTATGATTGCAATATATGCATCATGATCTTGCCATACAGCAGCATTAACCGGTTGCCCTTGAGTAATTGCCATAATGGTAGATACAGGATCCATCGGTGGAACTTCCTGCTGGCTTGCATCCTTAGGAGATAGTAATTGCTGAATATCTTCCTCTGATAATCCTAGGTTCTTATAGAAATACTTAAAGGCATATTCCATGTTATGAACATCTGGATTGCTTTTAGCATTGTTAATGACAATTTCACTTAGTAAGAAGCGATGGGTA